AGGAAGCCGCATAACGGCTACCATTAAACGCGTCCAAGTTTCGGGGCGCAGTTCATGAGGTAACCGGGGTTCTTGTTGTTATAGCGATCTGTAGATGAAAACGCCACCATCAGGCGCGTTGGTAACTGTGTACTCGTATTCGAGGTCTTGGCTCCATGATTTCCAGTTGAAGTAGCGCTTCGCCTCCTCAGGCCATCCGTCCATCAGACAGATGTCCTCAGCGAGCTGTGTCGCGTAGTCCTCGAACGAGTCCCAGCAGCCGCAGTACCTCTCCCTAAAGTCGGACGTGCTCGGTAGTGTATCCCCACATGCTACGTAACAGCCTGTTTCAATCCATGCGAGCAGTGCAGGCCACTGTTCTTCTCCGATCTCATCGAAGACTTCACCCCAAAGCTGTGCGGTATCGGGCGATATTTCGCTGGTTCCTGTGGGGAACCCCTCGTGATCAAAGATCCATAGCTCGTCGTGATATGTGGGGCCAAGGTGTAGGTCTTCAGGTGTTACCTCACCGGCTTCTTCTGCCGGGAAGCATCTCCCGTTGAGTATGCCTTCGTTATAGCAGGCTAGACAGCCGATCCAGACCGACGGACGAACAGTAGTTTGAGTAATCATTCCAACCTCCCGAGTAGGTGGAGGTGAGGCCGGGCAGTCCAGCTCGGGTAAGGACGCACACAGGCGACCTCACCTCCAACGAGTGGCTCGGGGTCGCGTTGCGACCTGCGCTCAGGGGATGAGCGGGAGGAGGACCTTTATCGCTTAGGGGGATGATCTTTATCGCTTTTTGTATCTCTCGTGGAGTGGGAGCGGGAGGGTGAGGAGGCCCCCCGGCAGCACAGGCTGTTACGCTAGTTGTTACGCTTGTTACGCTTGTGTTACGCCTATTTTTCGTCAGGCGTAACGCTTTAAACGTTGGTATATCAAGCAAAACTATATGTTGTTACGCTTGTTACGCTTCTTTTCTATAAATTACGCGTAGAAAATTCTCCTTCACCCGTATTTTTCTATATATAGTTTTTTCGGTTTTAGGCGTAACAAGCGTAACAAGGTCAGCTTTTCGTTGAAATACGAGGCGAAACGCTGTTACGCTTGTGCATTTTTAGGCGTAACACAGGCGTAACAAACTCCGTTCAGGCGTAACACAAGTGCTACAAACCCCCCGCCTCCACCCCTTCCCTGAGAACATACGGAGGGTGCGGATGATCTTGCGCCCCGCAGGGGCGCTGTGCAGTTTTACCTTATTGCGCCCACCAGGGCGCAGTCTTGACAGTTATCAGAGCCCAGCTCTCTCGAACAATTCTGCGACAGTGAGGTCTAGAGCCTTGGCGAGTCCGTAAAGTGTCGCCATTTGAGGATTGGAGCAGCCTGTTTCACCTTTTCGACCTGACGCACGTCCAGCCTCTAGCAATTGCATTTGATTTTTTGTGATTCCTGCCCCAAAAGCCAGCTTTTCCTGAGAGAAACCACGTTCTATTCGCGCCGTCTTCAGGGCCACGGCAAGCCGCTTCGCCTCCTCATTGCTCCATACCATGACTTCCATCATGTGAAACAGGCCTTTAAAAGAACACCCTATATACCAGGCCTGCTGTATCATGTCTTGTAGGTTCGCCTGAGACACGAGCACAACGAAGGAGCTCTCATGAGCCAACGACATCTCTCATTCGTCGCCCTACTAGCAGCAGGAGCTCTGCTCAGTGGGTGCTCTGGAGGAGTTTCGTCCCCATCGGATGGAGCCAACCACTCCTCCGACAGCAACCAGACCTTCACTTTCAGTGGCACCCTCGGGCCTGTCGAGAGTATCCACGTGGAGTTCCCGAAGCCCCTCCTTGATGCGATGGGAGCGGACGCGGATAATTTGCTCGTCACAGCTGTGGACTTGAAGGCCCACAAACTGGATTCTGCGAAGTACTGCGCGGTCGATGTCACTCGTACCTTCGCAAAGGGCGCGGTTGAGACTCTTTCGGCACCCAAGAAGGTCGACTATCAGTCGATGTCACTGCTCGACCTCTGGGCAAGCAGCGACGAAGCCGGCCAGCGTCTTGATGCGCTCCTGAAGGATTCAGGGGCATCCATGAGCGTCAAGGAGCTGCTGGCCACAGACAGGGGTTTCATCTTGAAGATGCCTGCTGGCCCGGACCGCGACGCACAACTGCGAGACCTGGGCCTTGAAGGCTTTGACGTCGATGCCTTCAACGCGGGCGTCCAGAAGCTCAAGGACGAGCTGAGCGCGAGTACGCCGAAGAACGATCCGACGGCCACGCTGTTGAAGCGCGAGGGGGCGAAGCCGCTCAGTGAACTTAATGAGGCTTCACCCGAACCGGGTAAGTATATGAGCGACGACGCGTCGGTCATCACCGATGTGATGAAGTGCGCCTTGGAACCGTTTGCTGATTCCACGAGCGATACTGGCGTCGAGACCGTGAGAATAATGAAGACGGGCTCATCTTCACCAGAAGACTTCGCCTACCTCCGGTTCACCATCATGAAAGATGGAAAAATCACCATCACTGACTCGAATGTTCTCGGCTTCCAGCAGGACTCCTCTGGGAACTGGCTCAAGAAGTAGTCACGTTTTCATTTCTCCCCGAGCCATCGCCTTAGAGCGGGCTCGGGGAGAAGTGTTGTGCGCCTGAGAATAGAGACGCATTGAACGGTAAAATTATTGCCAGGTGCATCACTGCGAACTGTTGAGGGGGTAATGAGGTGAAGCTGCATTCCGAATACAACGACAACCAGATGGTCGTCGCCTATTACAGGTATTCATCCTCCTCGCAGAACGAGGCGAGCATCGAGCAGCAGCGTGAGATGGTGCAGCGTTGGGCGAAGTCACAGGGTCTCGTCGTAGTCAATGAGTACGAAGACGCGGCGAGGACCGGCACCAACGCAGACAGGCCGGGCTATCAGTTGATGCTCCGCGAGCTGCCCAAGATCAGGCCTGCCTACGTCGCGGTGTGGAAGAACGACCGCCTTGCTCGCGACCGCGCCGAGCTGACCCTCGTCAAGCAGGCGATCCGCTCCGTAGGAGCGCGTGTTCACTACATCGAAGGGATCTCCCCCACAGACTCGCCCGATTCGGTGCTCGTGGAGGGTTTGGCAGATGCCTTCGCTGAGTACTATTCACTCCAGCTCTCAGCTAACATCCGACGAGGCCAGCGCTATAACGCCGAGCGAGCACTCTCCAACGGCCACAAGATCTTCGGTTTCACTGTGGACCAGGACAAGCGCTACATCCCGGACCCAGAGACGGCTCCCATCGTCACGCAGATCTTCCACGATTACGCCTCGGGCGTGTCCATGCAGAAAATCTGTGACCAGCTGAACGCCCAGGGAATCCGTACAACGCGCGGATACAGGTTCACGCCGAAGAATCTCAACAAGATGCTCAAGAATCGCGCCTACATTGGCGAGTACGCCTATGGCGGGCACGTCCATGAGGACGGGATGCCTCGCCTCGTTGATGACCTCACGTTTAATGAAGTCCAACGCCGGTTCGCAATCAACAAGCGTCGTGGGGCGAAGACCAAAGCCGAGCTCGCTTCTCAAGGCGAGAACGCACCCGACTACTGGCTCACAGGCAGGGCGTACTGCCTCACCTGTGGCGGGCCGATGGAGGGCGTGAGTGGCACCTCGAAGACCGGCAAGACGTATCGGTATTACTACTGCCTCAATCAGCGCAAAAAGAAGTGCTCAGCCAAGACCGTTCGCAAGGATGAAATCGAGGTACGGATTGAGGAGATCGTCGCCTCTTTCCTCGCAGACCCTGAGATGCTGGCCTCGCTTGCTGTTGATCTAGCCGATCATTACCAGAAGACCCATGGGCGTGGAGATGAGATCCTCAAGGCATTGGAGGCTCGGCGCGCAGACGTGGAAAAGAAGCTCGCCAACTTCGTCAAGGCCATCTCCCAGGGCATCTTCAACGAGACCACTGCCGAGGCCATGCGCTCCCTGGAAGAGCAAAAGCATGAGCTTGACGCAGCGATCCAGGCCGAGCATGTGAAGGCCACACTTTACGAGGATGAGGCGAGCATCGGTGCGTTCTACAAGCGCTTCGCTGAGGCCACCATTGACACACCCGAGACCCGCGACCAGCTGTTTGAGTACTTTGTGGACAAGGTATTCATCGGGCGCGAGCAGATCGTCATCGCGTCCTATTTCCACGACAGCGCAGCGCCCATCGAGTTCGAGGAGCTAGAAGAAGCGCTCACCAGCGGATACAGAGCGGGGGAAGTGCGAACCTACGCTCGAAAGCGAGAGTTCGACACTTCCCCCTCAGGTGGAGATGGGGGGAATCGAAACGCGCGCCCTTAATCACGCCGAAAAGTGGATGCGCCTATCTGTGCGCGCCACTACAGCGCCACAAGGTTTAGCGGAATATGCGGCCCCAGCCGCCAGGCTTCGGAGCGGGCTGCTGAGGTGCGCCGGGCCAGCGGATAGGAGCGGGCGGGGCGGCGGGCACGGGCTGGGCCTGTGCAGCCTTCACGGCGGCGCGCGTGTGAGCAACGAAGCGCATGAGGCCGTCAACATACTTGCGCTCGAAGTGGAGAGTCAGCAGGGCGGTGCGCGTCTCGATCATGAGCCATTTGTCGCCGCCGCTCTTTTTCTTCGCAGCAAGCGCGAAGATACCGAGCGCGACGAGGCGCGTCGCGGTCACACGCGCCTGCGCCGCTTCGCCGTCCTCGACCTCGACGCTGACGACGTCGGTTAGAGGGATCCGCTGGATTGCCTCGCCGCGTCGCTTTGAGTCGTAGAGCAGCTCGGTGTCGGTGCAGATGATCTCAGCGGGGTCGGATGAGTAGAGGCGGAAAGCGCCTTTAGGGCGGTGCATAGCTCCTCCTTTGAGTGCGACCTACCTATATGGGCAGTCTACAGCTCGCACGAGGACGTGGAGGCTATTCCGGAGAGGCTTCGTCCGCGAGGCGGCGCTCCGCCTCGGCAGCTACATCGGAGCCACTGACTCCGAGAGCTTCGCACATCGCACCGAAGTCGCTCATCGTACAAACAGTGTCGCCCGCGAAGATCTTGTAACAGCGCGCGCGAGTGATGCCGGCCCGCTCGGCCAGGCGGTCGATAGTCAGGTCCAGACTTTGCAGACGCTCCTTGAGTACAGCTAAGACAGCGCGTTCAAAGGGACTCGATTTAAGAGATCTGCTTCCCATGAGGTAAGCATATCTACTTTTGTAGACCCATGTCACATGAAAACGAGTTGCAAAATCTCTATTTGTAGACTTATATAGTAGTCATTGGTCTACAAATGTAGAAAGGAACCATGAGATGACGGTCGCAGCCGTAATCAAGAGCATGGCCCGTGAGCTGGGCATCTCTCAGACAGAGCTTGCTGCCCGCGCTCGTATGAGCCGCGCGAGCCTGTCCCTCAAGCTCAACGAGCGCCGAGATCTGACCTTGCCGGAAGTTGAACGCCTTGCTGCAGTGCTCGGGACATCCGTCCGCGAGCTCCTCGACCAAGTCGAGCGCACCACCGAGAACGCGCCCGCGCCCGATAAATCGCGAGGCTATGCAATCGCCGACAAGGCGACCGGCGTCGTGATCCTCCAGGCATCGCACGGCAGCATCTACGACGAGGACATCCCGGCATGAGCGCCCTCGTCATGGTGACTATCGGCCTAGTTCTCGCGGTCGCCGCAATACCTGTCATCGTCTGCGTCGTATACCTCACGGGTATCTACGCAGGGGATGCGCTCGACCGCCTCGTTTGTATGGGCCTCGACGCGGGTGATCGGATCGCCGAAATGATCGATGGGGAGGGGCCCAGGAAATGACCGCCGCTGCACCGTTCGCGCCGGAGCGCTGGTACTCCGCGCAGCAGGTCCAGGAAACCCTCAGTCTCTCCCGCTCGACGGTCGAGCGCCTCGGAGTTGAGGGCAAGGTCGCCGCGATCAAGATCGGGCGTTCCGTCCGGTACAGCGGCAGCGACCTCAACAGCCAGTGCCAGAGCCTCGGCTCCGGCCTCGCCGAAAAGAAGAGCTCCCAGCGGTAGAAGCGCTGGGAGCGGTAGAACCCCTAGAGAAAGAAGGAAGATTCCGTGAATCAGGATACCACACGCCGCCGCCACCTGCGGCCCTGGCGAACCCTCATCGCAGGCGCCTCACTCGCCGCCGCCCTCACCCTCGGTTTCGCGATGCGAGGCCTCGACAACCCCGACGGCCTCCCCGAGTGGACCTTCTGGCCCGCCCTCGGCCTCCTCGCGCTCGCGGTTGTCCTGATCCGCGCGGACTGGAAGGCAGGGCGACTGTGAACGCCTCGGTCATCTTCATTGTCGTTGTCCTCCTCTTCGTCGGCTGCGGCCTGCTGACCTGGATCGCAGTCCGAGGGGCCTCGCGCGCGGCCTCTATCGAGGAGATCGCCGCTCGCATGCAGCGCTCCGCGTCGAAGGCGCGAGCGAAGGGCACGACGTTGCTTGAGCGGCACGTCAACTTCGACTACTACGACGTCGACGGCGATGCCCCGCTGCCTCACTTGATCTGCCTGGCGACGCAGGACGTCATCATCGAGGCCGAGCTGAACGGCTGCTACGCCCTTGATACGCCGAAGATCGCGGTCGATCTCGACCGGCAGCAGATTCACGTGACCCTCGAAGTGCTGCGGCTCGATGAGCCGAGCCTGGAGGTGGGGGCCTGATGCAGGAGAAGCCGCCCCTCGATGTCGAGATCACGCGCGCGATCGCCCGCGCTCACATCCTCTACTCGAACCGCCCTCACACAGATGAGCGTGTGCATCGCCTGGTCATGGAGGCCTGCGCACGCGCCGCTCACTACCCGGTCGAGGTCAAGCCCTCGCGGTCGGCGCTCGCGCCGATGAGGCCTCGTCGATCCGCTTAACCGCCAACACCAAGAACAGAAGGAACCCCAATGAGCAAGAAGTTCTGGGCAGCTGGAGCTGCCCTCACCCTCGCAGCGCTCGCGCTGCCCTACGGCGCCGCATACGCCGCCGACGAGGCCGCGCCGACCATGACCGCGCAGGTCACCAAGGCCACCAGCGCCTCCCGCCAGACCTCGAGTGAGGTCACCGTCGAGGGCACCTGGTCAACGCCGAAGCTCGCCGTCGGCCAGCACTTCACCGTTGCCAGCAAGGACGGCGGTTTCAAGTGGTATGCCGGCTTTCCCTTCGTCCTCGACGACGGGACCAAGATCGGCGACTGCGAGGCCGACGAGGCGACGCTGACCTGCACGGTCGCCGAGGTTCCCGCGTCCTACGCGGACAAGACCGACGTGAACGGAAACTTCCATGCCCGCGCGCGTCTCTCGGACGCCGCAGTCGGCACTGAGGACACGCAGATCATCGTGAACGGCCAAGTCACGCGAACGCTCGTCTGGGGCGACCGTGACGGCTCGGGCACCTGCACGAACGACTGTTCGACGCCCGCGCACTTCGAGTACGCGGCGCCCGAGACGATTAAGTTCGGGTGGACCAACGCGGACCAGTCGATCGGCTGGGGCATCAAGTGGGCCGTAGAGGCTGGTAAGACCTACACGCTGACGGACGAGACGAACGCTCTGCCGAAGGCCGTGAAGTGCTCGTCCGGCCCGACCTGGGATCCGGCGACGACGACCTGGACCGACGGCACGCTCGACGAGTCCGCGCACACGCTGATGTTCACGCCGCCCGCCGGCTCGCTGGTCTGCATCGTGTACCCGGCTGCGTCCCCTCACGTCGAGGGCCAGGACGCCTACACCAACCGAGCGACGATCAACGGCAAGAGCCTTGAGGCAACCGCGACGATCAAGGCATCGGGCGGCACTGACGGCGACGGTAAGACCAAGCCGCAGCCCGCGCCGGTCCCCACGCCTGACGCGAGCATGCCGACCCCGGCCCCGGTCCCGTCTCCTCTCCCGAAGCCCTCGCCGAAGCCGACCCCAGTTCCGACTCCTTCGGATGAGCCGCAGTCTGCGCCGTCCCCGATGCCTACTCCTACGACCGCGCCGAAGCCTGAGCCGACCGCTACGCCGGTCACCGAGAAGCCTCAGCCAGAACCTGTGCCCTCTACCGTCCAGGCCTCGCAGGAGCGCCTCGCTAAGACGGGCGCGACCACTGACGGGATCGTCCTCGCAGTCGGAATCATCGCCTTTGGAATCGGCGTCGGCCTCGTCATCCTCCGCCTGCTCGAAGGCCGTAAGCACGAAGAGGAGACCGCCCGATGAGCGCGAAGCACCTCGAAAACCCGGTGACACTCACCCTCGAACTCGATGACCTGACGTGGCTGCACAACTTCCTCAAGGATGAGCGCATCGCCGCTGAGATCGATCACGAGGAGGTCGCCTTACTCCACACCGATGTGGCTATCCGCGCAGCAAAGGAAGTGCTCAGCCACGAGCACGACAGGATGACGAAGGTCATCGACGCGCTGGACGAGGCCCTGGTCGCATCCGACGCGCGCAAAGCCATAGCAAAGCGGATCGCCGCGGCGACGTTCGGCATGCAGAGCATCGCTAACACCCACTAAGCAAGGAGAAGGACTATGAGGTTCAAGAACACGATCACTGTCGAACTTAATCAGGTCGACGCAGCAATCGCAGCGGTCCTGCTTGCAGAGCGTGCCGGCACCGCAGCCTTCAATGCACTGCTCTCAGACGAGACCGCAGAAATCGGCGGGACCACCAACAGAGGGGACCGCGCGCTCGCGGACTCGTATCTCAGGGTAGGCAACGCTCTTACGTTCGCGATCATGGGTGAGAAGGGTAATCAGGGCTTGCAGAGTACCGGGACACTTGCCCGCAGTACCGCGCTGATGGCCGACGCCATGCGGGCATCAGTTGCGGTCTCAGGATTGAGCAAGGACGAATCATGAAGGTCGCGCACGTTGCCGTCTACCTCGATGCCGAGCAGGCGAAGCTGATCCGCTGGGATGCGCAGGAGGCTGTCCTCGCTGCGGATGAGGATCTGGAGCTCACGCAGAAGCTGCACGATGTGAACGCCCGCCGCCTCGCTCGCGAAGCGATCAGCACGAAGCGGGACATCTACCAGGAGATCGTCAATAAGGCTCAGGAAGCCTGCGAGAAGCTCAATAACGGCGAGTACGAGTACATCGACGACGTCGATTAGTACCCCGTCTGCTCCCCGATGAGCGCGGCCACGGGGAGGCCGCCCGCCACCAAGAAAACAAGGCGGGACAGGCAGTAAGACCGCGCAGCCCGACGAGCAGACCCCCGGGTGCGAGTCCCGGGCGGGCACGAAGCCCGCGCCACGAGCGCGCAGGGCAAGACACCCTAGAGAAGGACCAACCATGACCACCATCAACGAGATCAAGGACCGCTTGGACGCCGTCGCATTCGCGGGCCGCAGCTACGCCGGAGCCGACCGCGCCGCCGTCGCAAAGGCCTACGGAGACGCGGTCACCGCCTTCGATCAGAACGCCGCCGTTGACATGGCGTATCTCCTCGACCGTGTCGAGGAGCTGCAGAAAGCGATCACCGTCGCCGCCGCCGAGCTCGCAGACGCCGCCGTCACCATCGCTGACCGATACGCCGGCACCGACGCCGAGGCACTCGAGGTCCGGCTCCTGGTCGGAGATCCCGTCGACAAGCTCGTCAACGTTGCGCAGGTCGCCGCGATCACAACCGAGGAGGCGGGAGAATGAGCGGCGCCGGACTCCTCAGCATCGAGTGGGAGATCGCCGACCAACATCTCCCCATGCCTCATATCGTCGCGACGGCCTGCGCCGCGTTCGTCGAGGAAGCAGAACGCCGCGGACTCGTCATCCGCTCCGGACCCTCACCTTCCGTCCTGCACGAGCTCCGGCTCGTGCGAGTCACCGGCAAGGTCACCCGCCAGGACGACGAAACCCCAGAGCCGCAGCCACCGCACACACTGCGCCGATGCCCGGCGTGCGGGGTCCACATCTACGACCTCACCGACATCGAAGGAGCCGAGCAATGATCGAAATCAAGCAGGCGCGCAACGTCCCCGGCTTCCGCTTCTGCCCTGTCTGCCGCACGCGCCTCGCGCCGAAAGGCTCGAACGTTCACGTCACCATCGACGCCGAAAACGAAGCCACCGCAATCGAGCACATCACGCACAAAGCCTGCGCACAGACGGTCATCGCCTTCACCCGCGCTCGCGGCTACACGCCCGCCGAGCTCGTGGAGGTCGGCGTCTGGGCTGAGGAGTCGTCGCGATGACGACGATCGGCAGTCTGTTCACGGGCTACGGCGGTCTGGACATGGCCGTGCGTATGGCCCTTGATCCGTCGGCTCGGGTCGCGTGGACGAGCGATGTTGAGCCGGGACCGTGCAGGCTTGCTGAGGTGCGGTGGCCTGGTGTCCCGAATCTGGGGGACATCACGCAGGTCGATTGGTCGGAGGTTGAGCCGGTTGACATTATCTGCGGCGGCTCGCCGTGTCAGGATCTGAGCCTCGCGGGTCGGCGCGCGGGCATGGCCTCGGGCACGCGCTCGGGTCTCTGGGAGTCGATGTTCGAGGCAATCAAGACACTGCGTCCGCGTCTGGTCGTGTGGGAAAACGTTCGAGGAGCTTTGACAAGTGGAGCATTTAGTCTGGTGGAATTCGAGCAGGGACTGCTGGGAGGGAGAGCAGATGGACCTGCTCTCAGGGCGGCAGGCCGTGTGGTCGGAGACTTGGCCGGCATCGGGTATGACGCGCAATGGTGTACTATCCGCGCTTCCGACGTCGGTGCCCCTCACCAGCGAGAGCGGCTCTTCCTTGTTAGCAACCCCGCAGGCGAACCTTGGCAGCTGCGGGGGATCGCAGGCGCCGGAGAAGCGGCGGGCCGGGGGACACTCGGTGAGTCTCGCGGATCAGATCGAGCACCTGGTGCCCTGATCCCGACGCCGACTGCGTCGGACCACAAGGCCGGCCGTCATCAGGACGGGACGGGCATGAGCCTGTCCCAGGCAGTGCAGATGCTACCGACGCCGGTCGCGCAGCCCTCGGGCAACTCACCCGAGGCACACCTACGGAAGAAGCCGGGGCGCGAGCGGGTGACTGATCTTGCGGTCCTAGTCGAGCATGGCCTGCTGGCAACGGGAGGTCTCCTGCCGACGCCGCAGGCGACGAACGCGACGGCGTCCTCGACCGGGTACGGCGCGAACCTGCATGAGGTGGCTCGCGAGCTACTGCCGACCCCGAAGGCAGGAGATGCGGTGATGGGCCTGCCCCGCACGTCAGGGAGACCGCCGGAGAAGTCGACGCACCTTGCGACACGCCTTGAGTACACAGATTACGGAATGTATGCGCCCGCGATCGCGCGCTGGGAGCAGGTGCTCGGACGTGAGGCTCCGGCTCCGACTGTCCCGCCGACGCGCGAGGGGGGGCGAGCACGCCTCTCAACGAAGTTCGTCGAGTGGCTCATGGGTTTGCCCGAGGGGCATGTGACCGGCGAGGATCTCGGGCTGACGCGGGAGCAGCAGCTCCGTCTCCTCGGAAATGGGGTCGTCCCGCAGCAGGGCGCAGCCGCTATCTACCAGCTCACCAAGATCGCCATTGAGGAGGCAGCATGACCGGCATCGACCCACTGAAGGACATCCCAGGTGTCGAGGAGTTTCAGGAGCGCGCGGTCGTTCGCGCGGTCCGGCTGACTCGTGAGAACGCGGAGGCGATCGCCCGCCGCGCGCGCAAGCGTTGTGGCTTCACGCCGGACGGGCGGGTGATGCTCGTCGAGCATACCTACACGATCTGGGCACTTGAGGGGGACATGATCGTCGCTCGCCCGGGCAGTATGCGTCTGTCGAACCGCATCGAGGAGGACTTCCTCGCCTGGTACACGAAGCCGGGCGAGCAGCTGACTGAGGAGGATCTGGGATGAGCGCGCAGCTGGTGTGGGAGTCGCGCGTCTTGCCGCTGACGCGCAGCAAGCTCATCACCGCCAACGACAAGATGCACTGGGCCGCACGCGCGCGGCTCACGAAGCAGATCCGCCAGTGGGGCTACTTGCTGGGGCGAGAGGGCGCGGGCGTCGCACGCCTGGGGCTGCAGCACGCTCGGGTCGAGATGGAGTTCGCGTATCCGGATCGTCGTCGGCGTGACCGCAGCAATCTCGCGCCGACGGTAAAGGCACTCATGGATGGACTGATCGATGCCGGGCTCCTGCCTGACGACTCGGATCGGTTCCTCGACGGCCCGCACACGGTCATCGCCGGCCACCTGGCGGGCAAGCACCTGAATATCCCGATGTACGAGGTCCGAGTCCGCGTGTACGCGGACGCAGATAAGAAGGAGAGCAAGTAATGGCTGGAGACACCGTCATCACTGTCATCGGTAACCTGACCGCTGACCCCGAACTGCGTTGGACGCAGTCCGGCGCCGCGGTCGCCGATTTCACGGTGGCCTCCACCCCCCGAACCTACGACCGTAACGCCGGTGAGTGGCGCGACGGCGACACCCTCTTCATGCGCTGCTCCGTGTGGCGCGAGACCGCTGAGAACGTCGCCGAGTCGCTGCGCAAGGGCATGCGCGTCATCGTTCAGGGTCGCCTCACCCAGCGCTCGTACGACACCCAGCAGGGTGAACGTCGCACGGTCGTTGAGCTGCAGGTCGACGAGGTCGGCCCCTCCCTGCGCCGCGCACGCGCACAGGTCACCCGCGTTCAGGCGCAGGCCGCGAGCGCGGGCGGCTTCGGGGCGAGGCCTGCGCCCGTTCAGGATGCGGGCGGGTGGCAACCGTCTGCGTCGCTGGATGCGGGGCAGCATGATCCGTGGGGCGCTCCTGCTGCCCCGTCTGAGCCGCCGTTCTGATGGAGCGCTATTGCCCGGACTGCGGTGAGGTGCTCGCTGCAGGGCACGCGCGCTGCAGGCCGTGCTTCCGAAGGTTTGAGGCTGAGTATCAGCGGAAAACCGAGAGGGACTGGATGCGGCGCAACTTCCCGGAGTTCCGACCCCGGGACTTGTTCCCGGAGGACGGCTGGGAGCAGACGGAGATCAAGACAACAAGTATGAAGGAGGGCGAGTAATGGCCTGGGTACGAGTCGGCGACGAAGCGCTGAGCCACCCAAAGCTCATGAGCTTGTACGACATCGAGGGCGCGGAGGACATCTCGATCATCGAGATGTTCGGCTTCCTCATGGCGTTAGCGACCTACTCGGCCAAACACCTAACAGACGGAATCATCGAGAGGGGCGCGGCCTTCCGCGACGGCGAGCGCTCGCGGGTTGTGCGCCTCATCGATGCGGCGGTGGCCGCAGAACTGCTCACGTGGGTTGAGGTGGACGGCGCGAAAAAACTGCGCCTGTTCACGGACGAGGAGTTTGTTCACGTCCAGCCCCGTGAGGAGGTTATGCGGCGCCGCGCCAGGTCGCGGGAGAACCGCGACAAGGACAAGAAAGCTGCTGTGATCTTCCGCGACGGCGACCAGTGCCGTTACTGCGGCAAGCTCGTGCGCTGGACCGGCCCGATCGGCAACAACTTCGGCACGCTCGATCACGTTGATCCGGACTCGCTGGGGGACGCTCCAGTCGATGGTCTCGTGGTCGCGTGCCATGAGTGCAATTCCTCGCGCGGTCATGCGCGGGAAGCGTTCGACGCGGCCTCGCCGCTGCGTCCTGTACCGTCCACGCCTTATTACGGAGTGTGGTCGGCTGAGTTCCTGACCAGGTGCGGATATGAAGCCGTGCCGTCCGTGGATCCGGGTACGCCCGTTGACCCCGCCTCAGAGCCGCCCGCGAGGGGCGTGCTCCCGGGCCGAGGGTCCGGGGCACCTGTTGACCCCGGGCGCGGCTCCAGCGGCCCCGCAGAGGCCGCTGTGCGTGACCCCGGCGCGTCCGAGCGACGCGCGTCCGAGGGTCCGCGTATTCGACGTAGTCCGGACTCAAGTCCGAACCCTGGTCCGACGTTGAAGGGTATCAAGCCGAATACTCTCGGGTCGGGTAGGGACGGGACGGGCCGGGAAGGCCAGGGAAGGGCAGGCACGGGTCAGGCCGGGAAGGGTCAGGCCGGGCACCCGCGCACACACCAGCAGCAAACCAACAAGCGGAACCGTAGAAGGAGAAGAAGATGAGCGATGAGCAGATGGGCTTTGACAAGTTAGAGGATGCAGTGGCAGCTCTGGTGAGTGAGCGGGGTCCGGGCAGACTCGTTGGTGCCTGGGAGATCATGATTGAAACGATCGACCCGATGCGTCAGGACGTCACAGCTTGGATGACCGAGGGCAACGGCTCGATGCTGGCTCGGCGCGGCCTCATTGAGGTATGTCGCGACCAGTACAGGAAAGGCATCGAGGACACGACAGATGAGTGAGACGATGAATGACCGGACATGTCCTGTAACTGGTGAGCCTCTCCTTGACGGAGAGTTCCTGTCTCGCGGCGGCGCTGCTCGCGTCCGTGTGGCGACCGCATCGATGCCAGGCCTGATGAGTGATCTCGCATATGCTGCGTCGCACGGCGTGCGCACGGGCGAGCAGGTCGGCGGCGCCGGAGTCCCATCGTCGAGGGCTCCTCTCAACCTCGCGCTCATGCTCGAGGTCGACGAGATGTGCGACTCGATCCTGACCTGGGCGACGCTGCTCCTCTCGCACGTGATGGGTCCGTCCTACTGGGTGCGGCCCGGCGATTGGTGGATGGTCTCGCGTGTGTTCGACCTGCACGAGGACAAGCTCCGCAGGTGGGCGGAGGCCGAGCAGTGCGCCGATGAGGTGCTGTACTCGGTCGCGCGCCTTGAGCGTCTCGCGTCCCCCGGTCGACAGCGCCTCGTCTACGTCGGCTCGTGCAGCCAGTGCGACGCTGATCTTCTCGTCCGCGATCCGGATGAGGAGACGACGACTTGCCGAGAGTGTGGAGCGGACGAGCACATCGCCGAAGCGTGGGAGCGTCTGCTGTCGAAAGCTCGTGAGTCTCTGCTGCCTCGCACTCGAGCGACGCGAGTCGCTGAGATCCTGGCGGGCGCGCAGATCAAGGATCCGACTGTACGGAAGTGGACGCAGCGGGGGCAGCTGGCGCCCCGGGCGCGGAGGGGCGGGGATCGGCTCTACAGGGTCGGGGATATTGAGAGGCTGGCGACACATCGGTTGTAGGCGCGTGTCGCTTGCAGAAGGGCTTGTCACGGCGTATTCTCCTAGTGTGGCCCTGAGCGTAAGCGAGGGGCTTCTGCTTTAACGGCAATCCGCGCACTTGTACTGACCCCCGCTCCCATCGGCCCCGGTGGAGCGGGGGTCAGTGCATACGGGATGAGGGGGCGGGCATGGCATGGGAGACATCGGACCGCGCCGCCCGTCTGCCTGATGACTGGGAAGAGCGCCGCGCCTTCGTTCGCGATCGCGCAGCCGGCAGGTGTGAAGCAATGCTGCACGACGGCACGCGATGCCCCGCTGCTGGTACAGACTGCGATCACATTAAGCCAGGTGACGATCACCGAGCGGTGAACCTCCAGTGGCTTTGCCGTTGGCATCACAAACGTAAGACGCAGCAGGAAGCTGCGGCGGCGCTCGCTGCTGAGCGGAAGAAAAACCAGCCGAGCAAGCGCAAGCATCCCGGCCTCATCGGCTGACCCACCCACCAGGGACCCCCTCCCCCACCCAACTCAACACCGTCAAGAGCTGTCGATCTAAGTTTGTACGGGTCTGGGGATTTTGCGAGGGGCACTTTTCGTTGATGCGCCGCGCGAAACAGCGCATCGGAGGGTGGGTGCTCTGAGGATGGTCAGAGGGGCAGAAGCGCCCCATGCTGGTACACATTGCCAGTGACCGTGATGTATCGGCCTGTCGAGTAAAACTCGATCCGCTGCCCCTTCCACTCGCGCTTGAAGCCGCGGCGTGGAGCTGCGGTGCCCCAGATGTGCAAGCCGCGCCCGGACGGGGAGATCTCAACGTAGGAGCCCTCGTAGTACGCGAGCAGCGTGCGAGTAGCCTCGTTCGGGATACCGTTCTCGTCGAGGCAGGCGTCCAGGTCGATACAGCCGACGCCGTCGCCGAGGACGAAGCCGAGGGGAGCGCCGGTCGCGCTCGCGGCCTCATACGTGCTCCAGGTCGTCGGGTCGGTGACAGAAGCCCACGCGCCCGTGCGAGCGCACACGGGCCGTTTGTTGACGTGGTTGACCCAGCGGGCGCGGGTGGTCAGCTCGACAGGGAGGCCGACGGCTTCGTCGGCTCGGGTCGAGCGGTGATGAGCGACTCGGCAGCGTGTCGAGCAAAAGCGCGCGTCTGCTCGCACCCAGGCTTTGAGCTGGCGTCCGCAGTGTTCGCACGTTTTCATGTCTCTTATTGTAACGCTTATTTCGTTGATATTCCGCAGAATGGCTGGGGGTGATCTGTGTGGCTGGTCGCGGTCCTGCGCCGAAGCCGGAAGGCTCGCGCGCTCGTCGGAATAAGGATCCGCAGGTGCTCCGGATCATCACTGCTCAGCCTGTCGAGCAGCCGGCACTTCCGACTATCGAGCAGGTCGTCGTCGATGAGTTCGGCGTGCCGAAGAAGAAGCGCTTCAACTGGCCGACGATCACGAAGCGCTGGTGGAAGATGTGGGGCGAGTCGCCGCTATCTGCCGAGTACACCGAAACCGACTGGGCGTTCCTCATGGACACGGCTTATCTACATGCCCTGTATTGGAAGGGTGACTTCAAGGTCGCAGCAGAGCTTCGTCTGCGCGTCGCTAAGTTCGGTGCAACGCCCGAGGATCGCGCGAGGCTGCGGATCCAGTTCGCCGTCGCGGACGGCCTGGAAGATGACGGCCCATCCGCTGAGGCATCGCCGGTCTCATCGAGGTCGAGGAGACGAAAGACAGTCCTCAAGGCGGTGCAGTAATGCCCTGGCAGCCAATCGACGAAGAGGACGAGTTTCCCACACTCGGCTATGACGTCGCCGACTGGATGACTGCTTTCCTGCTGACGCCGGACAAGGACGAGATGATCCCGTTCGTGCCGACGCAGGAGCAGCTCGACTTCCTGGTTCATGTGTACGAGCTGGACCCGCAGACAGGGCGCCGACTCAAGCAGCGCGCCGTCCTCTCGCGCCCTCGTGGCTGGGGCAAGTCCCCGTTCCTCGCAGCGATCTGCTGCGCCGAAGCGATGGGGCCTGTCCTGTGCGACGGGTGGGATGCGGAAGGCCAGCCGGTCGGTGTGCCGTGGGCGACGCGGCGAACGCCGCTCGTGCAGGTCACGGCGACGACAGACGATCAGACGGCGAACACATGGGATCCGCTCCTGGAGATGCTTCGCGGCTCTCCAGCTGAGGACGAGTACGGCATCGACCCGATGGATAGCTTCGTCGCTCTGCGGCGCGGGCGTATCGAGAAGCGCACGTCCTCGGCGACCTCCGTCAAGGGCGCCAAAGCCGTAATGGCCGTGATGGACCAGACGGAGACTTGGCTACCCGGAAACGGCGGGCCGAAGCTCGCCAAGACGCTACGGTCCAACGCCGACAAGCTCGGCGGTTTGACGATCGAGACGCCGAACGCTTTCACGATCGGCGAGCGGTCGGTCGCCGAGAACACCGCGCGGTTCTATGAGCTGGTGAAGGCCGGGAAGGTCAAGAAGGAAGCCTCGCGAGGCCTCTACTACGACCACAGGCAGGCGCCGCTCGACACGGACATAACGGATCGCGAGTCCCTCATCGAGGGTCTGCGGATCGCCTACGGCGACTCGGCTCGGGATCCGCGCGGCTGCGCGATCCACGATCCAGAGTGCGAGCCCGGCTGGGTGGACCTCGAACGCATCGCAGATTCGTTCTGGCACCCGGATAACGATCCGGCGGACATGTGCGCGGACTTCCTCAACCAGATCAACTCCGCGTCTGATGCCTGGCTCACGATGCCGGAGCTTCGCGCGATCGAGGACCACGGCAAGACGATCTCGTCAACCGAGCCGATCACGCTCGGTTTCGACGGGTCGGAAGGCCGGAAGATCGGCATCGCCGACGCGACAGTCCTCATCGGCTACTCGATCACCCAGAAACACCTGTTCAAGGTGGGGATCTGGACGCAGCCGGACGGCCCTGCAGGTGAGGGATGGCAACCGCCGCGCTTGGAGATCGAGCAGACCGTGCGCGACGCTTTCGAGCGCTACAACGTCGTCGGCTTCTACGCCGACCCGTCGGCGGGCTGGGCACAGGACGTCAAGACCTGGGAGGCCAAGTACTCGCGCCGACTGCGGGCGAAGATCAGCGCGGCGGAGCCTATCCGCTACCCGCAGCGCAACGTCTCTCAGACGTGCGAGAACTTCGCTCAGCTGCTCTCCGCGATCCACCAGGGCCTAATCACCTACGACGGCGACCCAACAATGACCGCACACTTCCTCAACGCGAGGAAGTCCCCGCGCCAGGCGGGCTACGTGCTCGTCAAGCCCGCCGACGATCAGGACTACTCCAAGATCGACGCGACCTGGGGCGCGATGTTCGCGTATAAGGCTGGCCTCGACGCGGTCGGTAAGGGCGCGGCCAGGCCGACGGCACGCCGCGCTCCGCGACGACTCTACTAACAGTGCTGGGGAAGGAGGCCCCACCTCATGACCAAGACCCCCGAGGAGTGGCTCTCCTACCTCACCGCAAAGATGGACAAGGAGCGCACCAGGACAGACCTGCTGCGCTCCTACACAAACGGCACAAGTCCCCTGCCGGAGATGGGGCCGAACCTGGCGAAAGCCTGGCTCAAGTTCCAGCGGCGCGCGCGCACGAGCCCCGGAAAGCTCGTCGTCGCCGCACTCGTTGACCGACTCATCCCGAACGGCGTGACCGTCGGAGCGAGCGACAAGACGCCGGCGGCGGTGGCAGCAGCCAGGATCTGGCGAGACAACCGCCTCAAGGTCGCGTTCTCCGACGCGATCTGGGACGCCGCAACCCTCGGGCACGGCTACCTCCTCGTCACACAAGACGAGGACGGGCACGCCTGCGTGACCTACGAACGGCCTGAGCACATGTACGTGGAGCCGGATCCGGTCCGGCCCTGGCGCGCGCTCGCAGCTGTGAAGGTCTGGCGCGACTCCGCGGCGGGCATCGACCATCTGGTGATGTGGACCCCGGGGAAGCGCACCTCGTTCTCTCGCTCTGCCTACAGCGACTCGAATGCCCTGATCTCGACTGTCTCGTCCGGCTGGCGGCAGGACGAGGGCGGCGAGCAGGCGTTCGAGGGCGCACCGCCCGTCGTCGTTCTGGAGAACCGCTTCGGCGAGGGCGAGTTCGAGAACGTCCTCGACCTGATTGACCGCATCAACTGGCAGACGCTGCAGCGTCTCGTCATCATCTCGATGCAGGCTTTCCGGCAGCGTGCGCTCAAGAGCGCCGAAGGGTCGGCGGGCCTGCCCGCTGAGGACGAGGCCGGGAACGAGATCGACTACCAGAAGGTGTTCGAGCCGTCGCCCGCCGCCCTCTGGGAGCTGCCTCCCGGAGTCGAAATCTGGGAGTCGTCGCAGACTCAGATCACCGAGATACTCAACGCCACGAAGGACGACTGGCGAGAGCTCGCGGTCGAGACCTCGACCCCGCTGTCGATCATGCTGCCGGACTCGGCAAATCAGTCGGCCTCGGGCGCCGAGCAGCCGCAGAAGGCACTCCTATCCAAGGCTGAGGACCGGATCGAGCGCTTTAAGCCGGCGCTGGCCTACCTCATGGTTCGCGCGCTCGCGGTCGAGGGCATCGACCTTGACGAATCCGAAACCGTCGAGGTGTTGTTCGTGCCTCCGCATGCTGTCTCCCTTACGGAGAAGTACGCCGCCGCCGTGCAGGCCCGCAACGCGGGCGAGGCGTTGGAAACGATCCAGCGGAATATTCTCGGTTACTCGCCGGAGCAGATCGCGCAGGACAAGCAGCGCCGCGCAGAAGAGCAGCTGGCTCTCGCGTTCGCCCTGCAGGACAACCCCCAGCCGACCGATGAGTCGCAGCCTCCGGTCACGGGGGGGGGATCCGTCTGAACTGAAAACAAAGTTCGACGCGCTCGGTACCGCGATCCGCGCGGGCGTTGCCCCGCAGTCAGCGGCTCAGGTCGTCGGCCTCGACGGAATCAAGTTCACCGGGGCGGTGCCCGTCGCTCTGCGTCTGCCTGAGACGCAGTCAGCAGACCTTGAGGAGAAGTGAGCATGGCGGACCTGGACGACCTGACAAGTGTCTACAGTTCCCAGGTCCACGCCGTGCGAACACAGATCACGAAGTTCGGTGAGGCCTACTGGGACTCGATGCCGAACTACAGGGCGAGCGCCGTCGAGGAGATGATCGACGCGATCGTCCCCAGGGTCACCGCCGGGCAGCTCCGCATCGCGGACCTGACCCGCGCCTACCTCGCGCGCTGCGCCCACGAGCTCGGCTGGAAGCTCGTCGTCCCACAGCTCGACAAGGCGGACATTCTCGGCGCTCGCGGCGTCGATCCCCGGACGGTGTACCGCCGTCCTGCGGTCGACGTGTACAAGGCGTTGTCTGACGGGAAGCCTGTAGAGCAGGCGGTCTCTGAGGGGCGCCTGCGTTTGACTCAGCTGATCGGCGGCGACGCTCAGCTCGCGAAGGTACACGCATCCCGCCAAGTGATGCGCGCCTACCCGGACACGGGCTCGTATTACCGGCGAGTGCTCACGGGCCGCGAGAACTGCGGCCTCTGCGTCGTCGCTTCGACGCAGCGCTACTACAAGGAAGATCTGCTCCCGATCCATCCGGGATGCGACTGCGACGTGCAGCCGCTGCCGCCCGGAGCGGCAGGCCAGCAGGTCATCGACGAGGACCGCCTGGAGCAGGTCCACAAGATCGCTGCCGAACGGCTCGGCGAAGCCGACCGAGGAGGCAGAACGCCCGACTACCGGAAGCTAATCCGAGTTGAGGCACACGGGGAGTACGGCGCCACTTTGACGTGGGCAGAGCCAAAAACCCCAAAGCAAAGCGGCATAGCGGATAAGGCGTAACGCCTAAACGCGCAGCCGCACAATCAAGCCCCGCTAAGGCCGCAACGGCGCTCGCGGGGGAGGCTACCCGAAACGGGAGGACTGATCGACCATGAAGATTCACCTGAACGAGCGACCGCATCTGCGCTTCGCTGATTCCGTGGAAGCGCCTGCGGGCGGGGAAGCGGATGAGGCTCAGGTCTCGGAGGCTGCTGCCGAAACGGAGCAGGCGAAGGACTGGGAAGCCGAAGCGAAGAGGTGGAAGGCGCTCTCACGCCAGAACGAAGCGCGCGCGAAGGAAAACGCCGAGAAGGCTCGCTTGTTCGACGAGCACGAGGAGCAGGGCAAGTCCGAGCTGCAGAAGGCTCTCGATAAGGCTGCGCAGGCTGAGGCTCGCGTGAAGGCCCTCGAAGTCCAGGCAGCGCGCGCTCAGGTCGCCGCGGCGAAGGGCGTGGACACGGACCTGCTGTCCGGCTCGACGCTGGAGGAGCTGGAAGCGTCTGCGGATCGTCTGCTGGCGTGGCGAGGAGCGCAGATCCCGAAGGGCGCCCCGGCGTCCGACGCGGGGCATCGAGGTGAAGAGATCAGGTCGAGTAAGCAGCTCACACGCGAGGACCTCAAGACCATGAGTGCCGAGCAGATCAATCAGGCCCGCCGAGCGGGCCAACTCAACGACGTGATGGGTCTCGCCTGACGGCGAGCCCGTGAAAGGAGCCAAAGAAATGGCTAACAACAACTTCATCCCCGAAGTCTGGTCGGCTTCGATCCTGGAGAACTTCCACAACCAGGCTGTCCTGACCGGCCTGACGAACCGCGAATACGAGGGCGAGCTGAAGTCCGGCTCGGAGATCCACATCGCCGGCCTCGTCGATATCAAGATCAAGGACTACAAGACAGGTGTCCTGCCCGCTGCTTCCGGCAGCGGTAAGCAGCCGCGTACGACCGCGCCCGACACGGTCGCCAACACGGGTGTCGACATGGTCATCGATCAGGAGAAGTCCTTCGACTTCCTCGTCGATGACATCGACCGCGCACAGTCGAACAAGTCCTTCGACAAGTACACCGAGTCTGCCGGCATCGGCCTTGTCGAGGACGCGGAAACCTTCCTCACCGGCCTGCTCTCCACGCAGGGCACGGCGGTGACGGGCATTGCTACCCCGACCGACTGGGCGTCCGCCTACAACGTCGTGTTGGCCCTGCGCAGCAAGCTCACCGACGCGAAGGTACCGCAGGCGGGCCGAGCCCTGCTCGTGAACGCGAAGTTCGAGAACTTCCTGCTCTCCGACGGCTCGAAGCTCACGGCCTTCGACAAGGCCAACACGACCGACGGTCTGCGAGAAGCGGTCATCGGTCGCCTCCTCGGCTTCGACGTCGTTGTCTCTCCGTGGATGGATAACACAAAGCCTATGGCGATCGGCCTGCACAAGCCCTCGGTTGCCTACGTCTCTCAGATCTCCGAGATCGAGAGCATGCGCGCCCAGAATACCTTCGCCGACCGCGTCCGTGGCCTCCACGTGTACGGCGGCAAGGTGCTGCGCCCGACCGCCGTTCAGGTCTTTAAGGGGGTCTGATGCTCGTCCGTGGAACCAACGGCCTTGAGATCGAGGTCGAGGATCAGGTCGCAACCGCGATGATCGCCGCCGGCATCGTCGAGGCTGTCGCAGACGGCACCGAGCCTGTCGAGGACATCGAGGCCGTCGAGGACGTCGAGGATCCGGAGCCCGCTCCGGCCAAGACCAAGAAGTAGGAGGAGAGATGACCGCCGCCCTACCGCTCGCATCCGTCTCGGACCTGGAAGCAGCACTAGGCCGCGACCTCAACGAGACGGAGAAGCGCCGCGCGGAGTTCGTCCTCGACAAGCTCTCAGCAGCTTTCCGAGACCGAGCCCGCCAGACCTTCACCGTCGAGCAGTACACGCACCGCCTCAAGGTCGACGGCGGCGGTCGTATCTTCCCCACTCGGACCCCGCTCCTTAAAGTCCAATCGGTGACGACAGACGACGGGACGCCGGTCGCCTGGCAGCTTCGGCACGGCTTCGTCCAGGTCGACAAGCCAGCGTCCGACTTCCTCGTCGTCACCTACTTCGCCGGCCTCGACGAAGTCCCCGCCGCCGTCCGGCTCCAACTCGCCGACAGCGCGCGCCGCATCATGTCGATCGACGCCGCCGCCGCACATGGGGCCACGCAGGCCACGGACACGACCGGCCCGTTCACCCAGACCAGGCAGTACGCCAGCTGGGCAATCGGAGGCCAAGCTCTCCTCTCCCCAGACGACCAGGCGCTCGCGGACTCGTTCAGGCCGCGACGCTCGGGCCATGTGTGGGTGATGGAAGCATGAGCCGGGAGCCGATGGAAGAGTGGCGGACCCCGGTTCAGGTTGAGGGAAGTGTCCGCAGGGACGCTGACGGATACCTGATTAAGGGGATAGGCGGGAGGCTGATCGGCGGTTGTCTCGTCGCCCCGGGGGCCTTCACGGTCCCGGGCTTGCTGACGTCGCCGACATCGGAGCAACCCGACGAGCAAGCGACGCTGTACGCGCCACCGGGAACGACGCTCGCTGTCGGCGACAGGATCACAATCCCAGCTGAGCACCCGCTCGGCGGGAAATGGCAAGTCGAGTCGCCGCCGTCCCCTTGGCCGAAAGGCGTCGCAGTCACCATCAACCGGAGGTGAGACCGTGGGGAACAACTTCCGCCGGGACTCAGCCGGAATCAAGGGCTTCCTGCAAAGCGGCGCCCTCGCGCCCGGCCTCCACAAGGAAGCCGAGCAGCTCAGGGCAGCAGCAGCCGCCGCCGCCCCGAGAGGCCTCACCGACAGCCTCGCCGACTCATACAAGGCCGAAACGACGAAAGCGCCGCTCAGGCCGGGAGGTCCGGTTCGAGACGTTGGTCGCGTCTACAACGACGCGCCGCACGCGCTCGCTGTCGAGTTCGGTCATCGCTCGAGAACCGGGAAGCCGGTCCCTGGCGCGCACACTCTCCGAGCACTCCTCGGAGCCAGATCTAAACGGAGGCGGTCACGATGACCTACACCGACGCGGTCCAGGTCATCCGCGATGCAATCACCGCGGCGGCCGGCATCCCGACTGCACGAGTCCTGCAGCCAGGCTTCACCGACGGGCCGCTTCCACTCGCACACGTCTCCCTCGTACAAACCCAAACAGGGGACTACGACAGAGACGACACGATCTCGATCTCCATCTACGCAAAAACACCAGCCTCCCCCGACGAAGCCGGAGCCTCAGCGCTCGCGGACCAGATCGAGGGGGCGTTCGACGTCCGTCCAGTTGTCGGCGCGTCCGGCTGGGTAGACGCGGCGGAGATCGATTCTCGCTTGGGCGTGCAGCCTTACTTTGAGGCTGTCGAGGTTGTTCACATGACGGCCACGGTCACGCACAGGCCCATCTCAGACGACACCAACTGATTAGAAAGGGGTCTTGCATGACCACTATCGAAGCCCTCAAGAAGAAGCACAACCGCACGACCAATGTGCGTAAGGGTCTGAACGCGCTGGCGTTCCTGGCCCCGATGACGACGGCAGTCCCGACGGCGATCACCGATGCAGGCGGCGCTCTCAAAGAGATCCCGGCGGACTTCCTGCCGCTGGGTCTGATCACGACCGACGGCATCACGTTCTCCGCCGACGCGAAGAACGAAGAGGTTGAAGCCCTCGGATATGCGGAAGCGGTCCGGTCTGACCTGACCGGCGCACCCAAGTCGGTGAAGCTCACGGTCCTGGAGCCGGTTCGAAAGACTATCCAGCAGCTCGTCTACGGTATCGACCTGTCGCAGACCAAGGCCTCTAAGACCACTGGTGAGATCACCTTCGACGAGGCTGCAATCCCGGCTCTCGCTGAGTACCGTCTCCTGCTGGTCATGGCTGACGGACCCGCCGCCGACGAGTGGCTGATCGGTCGCTGCTACCCGCGCGTCAAGCTGTCCTCTCTGCCCGACGAGAAGTGGGCCGCGTCGGACGCGATGCAGTTCGACCTTGAGTTCGCGGCCTTCATGGACGAGACGGCAGGCACTTCCTGCCGCCACTACATCGGCGGCAGCGGTGCGATCCGTCACCGCGACGCGATCGGTTTCGAGCAGGCTAACTGATCTGCTCTTGATCTCGGGCGGGCCGTGGTTGATCTCCCCACGGCCCGCCCGTCCACACCTCACCTAATGGAGATCCCTCACGGATAGGAACCCCGATGAAGTTCATCAAGACTGTCAAGACCGACGACGGCGACGAGCTCAAGCTGGAGCGTGAGACCGACGCTGCCGTAGAGCAGAACCAGCTCATCTCGCAGGGCTGGGAGGTCGCCGACGACGACAAGGGCGACGAGAAGCCGACGCTGCCCGCGCCTCCCACCTTCAACAAGTAACCAACCGTCAGACAAATAACTAGGAGATCATCATGACTGACACCATCAAGCCCACGTTCACGTTCAACGAGCTCGAGAAGATCGAGAAGTCTATGACACCCGAGCCGTTCTCTTTTGGGATCGGGCATACTGTCATTACCTTCCCGGACCCGATGGGACTCTCGACCGAAGAGGCAGAGAAGTTCCTCTCGGATATGGTAGAAAGCCGTTCGCCTGTCGCGGTTATGCGTCGTTGGCTTCCCGAAAAAGATGCTGAGATGCTCATCAGCAAGCTCAGCTTCCGCAAGCTCACTTTGCTGCTGCGTCAGGCCTCCGCGCACTACAACGCAGCGATGGGAGATATGGGGGAAGGTGGCGCCTCTACGATCGGCTAAGCCGATACGAGAGGCAGATCACGTGTGACTTAGCGGAACAGGGCTGGGATGTCCCAGCCCTGTTCCGTGCCCGCCGCTGGCGCTTCCTGCTCATGCTCATCGATGGACTCCCGTCGACGAGCAGAACGACCGTCGCGATTCTCAACGACCCCGAGCGTTTCGAGGAGACCGCGCGCACCGTTGCCGAGACCGAAGCGACCGCCGACGACACCGAGGCGCGGATGCGTGAGCAGACGCCAGTCGTGCGCGTCCTACAGGACATCTTCGATCTTGTGGCTGGCGCCCTCGGCCATAAGGAACCGTATCCGCGTCCGGTCTCGGCGGTCGAGCTGGCACTCGAGGACGCGCGCACCGACCACCTTCACGGCTTCCGAGATGAAGCGATGAAGGCACTCCTCCCGAACTGGGAGGACGAAGAAGAATAACTGCAGAGAGGAACCCCAACATGGCAGGCGTCTACAAGGCTGGCACGCTCTACGTTGACGTCGTGCCCTCCATGAAGGGGTTTTTCAAGACCGTTGAGGCCGACGCCAAAGCGCAGATCCCGAACATCGGGCAGAACGCCGGTAAGGATCTCGCGAACAGCATACGCTCTGGCGTCGGCTCTAGCGGCGCACAGGTTGCAAAGAGCATCAGTCAGCCTATCGATGCTGCCGCGACTGAGGCGAAAAACAGCGTCGATAAAATGGCGAAGAGCATGCAGGCCTCGACAGGGGGCATGCAGAAGGCCGCAGAGGGCGCGGGCCGTAGCTTTACGACGATGGGCGCCGAGGCGGGACGCAGTCGTGGCCCTATCGAGTCGGCGACGCGCGACCTTGACGAGGCCGCGCAGGCAGCGGAGAAGGCCGCGAGGGGCACGCGCGAGGCGGGCTCGGGTTTCTCCTCTATGGCTAGCTTCGCGCAGAGCGCGATCGCGCCTCTGGCGGCAATGGCCGCAGCCGTCGGTATCGGAGGTTTCGTCTCCGAGGCTATCGCCGCGTCCGACGCGACGCAGAAATTCGCAGACACGCTGAAATTTGCGGGGATTGATCCTGATCGGATCGAGGAGCTGGGAGCCGCCGCGCAGAAATACGCGGACGAGACCGTCTACGATCTGTCGGATATTCAGGGCATCACGTCGCAGCTCGCGGCAAATAACGTTGAGGGATTCGACAAGCTCGCGGAAGCGGCGGGCAACCTGAACGCAGTCGCTGGCGGCTCGGCTGAGACCTACAAGCAGGTTGGCCTAGCACTCGTGCAGGTCAACGGGGCTGGAAAACTTGCCACGCAAGATTGGAACCAGATCGCAAACGCGATCCCTGGTGCCAGTGGCAAAATCCAGAAGGCCCTGCTCGACGCGGGCGCCTATACCGGAAATTTCCGGGACGCTATGGCCCAGGGCCAGATCAGCGCCGAAGAATTCAACGAGGCTTTGCTGAGCCTCGGCTTCGATGAGGTCGCAGCGAACGCCGCTCGCGACACAAGCCGCATCGAGAACGCCGCTGGGAACCTCCAGGCAACCCTCATGGGTGGCTTTAAAGACCTGATCGATTACATGAAGCCCACGATTACGGACTTCATGGGCTGGCTGTCCGACATGTTCTCGAACGCCTTCGATTGGATCTCCGAGCATAAGGATCTGCTGGTCGCGCTCGGTGAGGGGATCGGGATCGCGGTTGCCGCGTACTGGGGCTTCTCGGTCCTGACAACCGTGATCGAGTGGATCAAGAATACGACGCTGGTTCAGGAGGGACTCAACGCGGCAATGGCTGCAAACCCCATCGGGCTTGCTGTCGTGGCTATCGGCGCGCTCGTCGCCGGGCTGATCTACCTGTACAACACCAATGAGGACGTTGCGAACGCGATTAACGCCCTCGGTGCGGGCATCGCCGAGTTCTGGACAACCAACGTAACGCCGGTTATCGACGCTTTCGTCGATTACACGAAGAACACCCTCATCCCGGGCATCGAGTCGGCGTGGGGCATCCTCACCACAGGAGACTACGACGGGAATCTTTTCGGCCTGGAGGAGGACTCGGCACTCGTCGACTTCTTCTTCACGCTGCGCGACGCGCTCCTCACGGTCGGCGAGATCGCCTACACCGCGTGGACGGACAAGATCAAGCCGTCCCTTGAGGCCGCGTGGGAGTGGATCTCTGGCACGCTGTGGCCGGGCCTCCAGAACTTCTGGTCGACCGTACTACAACCCCTGTTTGAGGGGATCGGCTCGGGCCTCGCTCTCGCCTGGACCGCAATCATCCGGCCAACCCTCATGGCCATGTGGACGATCGTCTCCCGGGTCATCTGGCCTGTCCTCAAGACCCTCTGGGAGAACGTCGTCAAGCCCCTCTGGGAGGGCTTCGCATCGGCAGTCCAGTCAGCCTGGGCAGTCATCTACCCGGCAATGCAAGCGCTCGCGGGCTTCTTCCGCGACACGCTCATGCCCGCTCTGTGGAGCTTCTGGCAGGATGTGGTGGAGCCGGTCTGGACGAACGTATCGACTTTCATCCTCGCGGTGTGGGACAACGTTCTGTATCCACTTTTCGACCTGCTCGTAACGGTGATCTCGGGTACCGTCGGACTTGCCTTCGAGGGACTGTGGACAACCGTAGTGACGGCCTGGAATGGGATTAGCTCGGCGATCCAGACGGTCTGGGGCATCCTGTCCCCGATCTTCTCTGCGATCGGCAGCGCGATCTCCTCGACGCTCGGCCCGACCTTTACCTGGCTGTACGATTCAGTGATTAAGCCGGTTTGGGACAAGATCTCGTCGGCGGTGCAGACAGCATCGTCGGTCCTGATCGACGTCGTCTTTCCGGCAATTAAGAGCGCGATCGGTGGCGTGAAGGAATCCTTCGAGTCTTTCCGCCAGTCGGTCGAGACGGTGTTCGAGAAGATCAAGGGCGCAGCCGCAAAGCCCGTCAACTTCGTCATCACGACGGTGTACCGCGACGGAATTAAGGCAGCTTTCGATACCATCGCCGCGAAGGTTGGCCTCTCCGTCCGTCTCCCCGACGTGAAGGCGATTCCGGCCTACGCGACCGGCGGTGTGTTCTCCACCATGACGCCCGGATATTCTCCGGGCAAGGACATCTATCACTTCTACTCGCCGGACGGCGGCGGCGCGCTGCGCCTCTCCGGAGGCGAGGGCATCATCCGCCCCGATGCCCTGCGAGCTCTCGGCGGGAAGCCCTGGCTCGACAGGGTCAACGCCTCGCGCGGCTCCGGCCTCGCGACCGTCGGAGAGACCGGACGCCGCCGCGGCGAGGTCGCCTTCGCAACCGGCGGCATCTGGAACGCCGTCAAGGGCGGCTTCTCCGGCGCCCTGGACTGGGTCAAGGAGACCACGGAGGCGGTCGCTGAGATCGTTACCGACCCCGCTGCGGCAATCGCAAACCTGGTCGTCAAGCCGGCGCGCGATCTGCTCTCCCCGAAGGACGGAAGCTTCTGGGAGAGCGTGGCCTACGGTATCCCGCCGATGCTATTCGACGGCCTCAAGTCCCTGTTCACCTCGAAGGTCAACGAGTCCGGACTCGCTGGCGGCGCGGGCCTCGTCGGCGCAGCCATGAAGGCCGTACTTATGGGCGTACCTTACGTCTGGGGCGGCTCGGCGATCCCGCCCGGCCTCGACTGCTCCGGCATCGTTTACTGGGCTGCGCAGCAGCTCGGCCTTGGCTGGCCGCGACTCACGGCAGCTGGATACCAGTCCGGCTCGACACCCGTCCCCTGGGGGTCGGCAACACCCGGTGACCTCCTCTACTGGGGGTCTCCTGCCTGGCACGTGGCGGTCTACGCGGGCAACGGTCAGATGATCGAGGAACCGCGCCCGGGCTTAAGCGCTCGCAAGACCGCGATCTGGGGCTCTCCCTCGGTCGGACGTTACGGCGGCGCGCGCAAATACGACAGGGGCGGCTGGCTCCCCGACGGAGTCACAGCCGCAGTCAATCAAACCGGCCAGCGCGAAGCGATCCTCACCGCCCGACAGTGGGCCGACGTCTCCGCGCTCGCGGCCAGCGGTGCGGGTGCGGGTGTCTCTCTGGAGGGCGCGCAGGTGCAGCTCGTCCTCGATGACGGCGCACAGTTCCGCGCGCACGTCGAGGGAATTAGCGCGGGTGTACTCACTCGCAGGAAGCAGCTCGCAGGAAGGAGCCGATGATGCGGACAAACCTTTGCCCTAATCCCTCGTTTGCGTATGGGACGAACGGCTGGGCAAAGTACGCGCCGTCATCGCTCCGGATCGCATCTGATCCCACTGCATGGGGCGGGCATGATCGGCAGTCGCCAACTTACATGGCTGTCGACGTGCCTGCCCAGCTGCAGGGCCAGGTCGCAACGCCTGGCGTGGTTCCCGTTTCGGCGGGGCAGGCGCTGGCGGTGTCTGCGTTGGTTCGCACGAGTCCTGGTATCGGCCTTGCCGTCCGTGTCGAGTGGACGGTCGCAGGTCGCAGTCAGGTCGCGTCTACGCCGCTGCTGCTGACGTCGAGTGCGGAGGGCGATCGCCCGACCTGGGTCCACGTGGCCCCGACGGGCGCCACGCAGGCTCGCGTGCGTTTCGAGGTTTACACCTCGGGAGCGCGCGAGAACAAGCCCGGGTGGGTCCACCTGGACGACGTCATGATCGTCGCTGCGGCGACCGTCGAGGAGGCTGTCGCTGACGCGGCGACCTTCTTCGACGGCGACACGCCGCAGCAACGGATCGGATACTCGCAGCGCGCGATCGCTCACCAGTGGACGGGCACGAAGGGGCTGTCGTCCTCGCGTGAGGTTGAAGGCGCACTCGATATGACGCGCACGCCGGTCGCGGTCGTCGAGGACGGCCAGGCCCCGCGCGTGCAGCTGGTGATCCCGGCGGCGCTCGCGCCTGCGGGCACGGCCTGCTACGTCGAGGGCATCGCTGCGACGGGTTTCAAGTGGATCCCGCGCGCGGGCGTGTGGACGGGTACGGGTGAGCAGCGTGTGATCGGCGATTCGCTCGCGCCGATCAACACAGAATTCAGGTACAAGCTGACGACGTCGCGCGGCGTCGAGGTGGAGTCCTCGCCGGTCGTGCGCCGCTGGCAGGGCCTCTCGCTCATGACGGACACTGCGGGCAAGATGCCCGTGAACCTGCTTTGGCAGGGAACAGATCAGCGTGAGATGAAGCTGCGGCTGACCGAGCATGAGGTGCCAGGCAGGCGGACTCCGGTCATGGTGTACGCGCCGACGATGGGCGCGGGCACCGTCTCGCTGACGGCGCGCACGAATCTCAAGGACACGCCGGCTCTCAAGCTGTTGCTGGGCACGCCGACCCCAGTCGCGCTGTTCCACAATCCCGAGCACTGCGTGCAGTGCCGGGCGGGGGTGTGCGACGTCGACCTGGTGACGCTCATGTCGCCGACGTCGGTCTCGATGGAGCGCGCAGCTCGGATCGACGTCGCGGAGCGCACCTGGACGATCAAGGGAACGATCACCTCGCTGCCGCAGGCATCGACGCTCCTCGCTCTCTCGACGTGGACGGACTTTGACGGTCGCGCTCTCACGTGGCAGGGCTTCGACGCTCGCCGCCTCACGTGGGAGGGATTCGACCGGACGATCTGGCAGGAGGACCGATGAGCCTGACAGGCCCGGACGCGCGCATCCCTGACGACCTCCTCTCGTCTGCCTACACGCTGCAGGCGACGGTCGAGTCGTGGCTCGGAGATGAGTATCTCGGTGAGGTGCCCGTCGAGGACGGCTCGGTCGCCTGGGACGCGATGCAGCAGGTGCAGGGCTCGCTCTCCCTCACGGTCCCGCGCGTCGGCTCGGCGAGCGAGGAGGAGGACTGGAGGGACTGGGATCCTACGGACCAGACGCATCCGCTCGCGACATTCGGGCAGACGCTGCACGTCTCGCTGACGATTGCGTCGGTGATCCCCGGCGGCGGCTGGTGGGACGTGCAGCTAGGCCGCTTCCTCATCACCTCGGTTGATCCCGGCCCCTCGACCGTGAGGGTGACGGGCAAGTCGCTGATGCACCGTCTCGAAGAGGATCGCCTCACGACGCCGCTTTCCCCTATGTGGAACGGGACGCTCGCGTCCGAGATCCGCAGGCTCGTCGGTGGGCATATGGGTGTCGTCATCGACACCGGCCTCGTTGACCGGTGGTGTCCCTCGATGACATGGGGCGAGTCCCGTATCGACGCGGTCTACGAGATCGCGAAGGCATGGCCGGCATCGATCCGTGAGGGCGGGGACGGCATCCTGTATGTGACCCCGCCGGTCTCGCCGCCGGTCTCGCCGCCGAAGCTGCGGCTCACGGACGACATGGACGGTACCGTCGTCGGCGTATCCTCTCAGGTATCCCGGGACAAGGTGTATAACCGGGTGGTCGCGCGCGGCCAGGATGGGCACGACGAGGGTGCGCCGGCGTTCCAGGCGGTCGCGGATCAGACGACCGGCCCGATGCGGACAGACGGCCCCTACGGTGTCGTCCCGCGATTCTTCTCGTCGCCTCTCATCACCTCGCAGGAGCAGGCGCGCAAGACCGCTGAGGCGATGCTCGCTGAGTCGATCCGCCGCAAAGTCAAGGTGCCTGTGGAGCACGCGCCGGACCCGCGCGTCGGCCTCGATCAGCCGATCGAGATTGTGACGCAGCCTGTCCTAGCTGCGGAGCCGAAAACACTCTGGGGCCTTGTGACAGCATACGAAGTCCCCCTCACCTATAAGGGGACGCAAAAAACAGACGTGGAGGTGACCCTGTGACCGTCCGAGTCATGGATCTAATCTCCTCTACGCCGGATGATCTGCCGCCCCGGTATGGGTCGGACAGGTCAACGACAGCGATTGCGCGGATCGTCGACCTCGTCGAGGGAGGTCGCCAGCTCATCGTCTCCCTGTACGGCGGGGCGGGCGTGCAGATCCCCGCGACAGCCGTCAACTGGCAAGGCGTGAAAACCGCGCACGTTCTCCTCGACCCGGACACGGGGCGTCCCGTCCACGCGCTGGGGCCTGCGCCGTCCCCCGAGGGGCCGCTCCCGGCGGTCCCGAAAACGCACGAGCCTAAGCCCGTTGCCCGGCACGCGGTGCTCACGCCGCAGTGGATGGGCACCTGGACAACCGGCGGGTGGTCGCGCTACGGCGACGGCGGGGCCTGGCAGGGCGCCAACCCCGCAGGCCAGAGACTCAGAGGCCTTATCACCTACGGGCGGCAGCTCGAAGCGCTCGGAACGATCACGATCACACGGGCGCTGCTCACCGTCCGGCCCGCGTCGCACGTCCCGCCGTGGTCGCTCGTGGTTCAGCCGGCGTCATACTCGGAGTCGGGGCCTCAGCCGACCGGAGCGACGCAGACGATCAACGTCAACGCACAGCAGGCGCAGGTCGACATTACGGCCTTGGCAAAGACCCTCACGGCGGGAGCTGGGCTCGCGCTCGTCGGCACGGCTTACGGCGGCATCACCAAGGGCGGCGCAAGCGCAGCCCTACACCTCGACTACACCGAAACACTCCCAGTCAAACCCACAGGAAGGCGCGCACAATGAGCTACCAGGACCAAAGAGGGCACAAGGTGCCCTCCCCCACCGACCCGGCCCGCCGGCAAGACCTCCTCGACCTGTCGCTCTCCATTCCGTCGTATAAGGCATGCGCGTCCGAGACCGCCGCCTCCCAGTACGTCGCCGCGCTCGCGGGCGTGGGTCTCACGGCCTCCCCTACGCAGCCTGTCTACGTCTGGCGTACCGATCTCAACGCTGTCCGTGTGTGGGACGGGCGCAGGTGGTCTGGTGAGTCGAATCTGCAGATGGAGCTGAGCGCGGTCGGCGACGTTCCTGTCGGGTCCGGCCTCAGCGTCGGTGTGCGCAATGGCCTCATCAAGGCGGGAAAGGTCGCGACCTCAGCGACCGAGGTGCAGTTCGGGAATCTCTATCTTGACAGCATCACCTTCCAGACGCCCTTCCCGAATGACTGTGTTTCTGTCACCTTGACGCCGCTGTATGGAACCGGCTCGGCCCAGTGGACATTCAAGAACGCGCAGCAATTCTGTCTCGACTCGATGAGCCGGAACGGCTTCCGAGCGATGCTGCCTGGGGTCACGACACCTGGCCGGCACGCCTACGCCTGGACCGCAATCGGCTACTGACAGCCGCCTGATCTTTCACGCCCTCGGACAAGCCCGTCCGGGGGCTTTCCCATACCCAATTGAGGAGAAACAAATGGAACCGAATATCGAGCAGCTCATGGCGTCGATGACGCCCGCGACGGACACGCCGCCCGACGTCGTCGCCCCGATCGTCATCCCCTACGACCAGCCGGAGGGCACGCGATGAGCATGACAGCAAGCAAGGCCCTCGCCTGGGCCGCGAGCCAGATCGGCTACACCCGCTGGGACGACCCCGAGGAAGGCTCCCTGTATGGCCGCTGGTACGCCAAGAAACACGGGGCCTACTACGGCACATCCGGCGTGCCGTTCTGCGCGATGTTCGCGTCATGGTGCCTGACCGACGATGACGGCGCATCCGTCATCCCCGGCGGCGACTTCGCGTATGTGCCGTATGGCATCAACGCCGCTGCCCGTGCCGGTCAGCTCGTGTCCCCGATGACTCAGGCCGCGCCTGGAGACCTGGTTTGCTTCGATTGGGACGGCGACGGCCTCGCCGACCATGTCGGCATCGTGGAGGCCAATTACGGCGGCTGGCTGCAGACCATCGAAGGCAACACCTCGTCCGGCGCTGCGGGCTCGCAGTCGAACGGCGGCGGCGTATGGCGCCGCACCCGAGACTGGGACTCCGTCTGCGCAGTCATCCGCGCGTCTTACGGCGACGCGGTGGCCGCGTCGGGCTACACCGACGTTACGGCGCTGCAGGCTGCGGTCGGCGCGACAGCTGACAACATCGTCGGCCCCGATACCACGAAGCGCATTTACGCCGTCGTCGCCGCCAGCTCCTGGGGCGGGCGGCAGTTCCCGTTCGGTATCGAGTACGTGCAGTCTGTGATCGGTACCGAGGCAGACGGCGTCTGGGGCGACGCCTCGGACGAGGCGCACGACCGCGTCGTCGGAAACCTGCAGCGCGCCGTCGGTGTCGATGACGACGAGATCTACGGCCCGGCCACCAACCAGGCGATTAACACCGCGCTCGCGGGCGCGGAGAAGGGGGAATGATGATGAATGATCTGCTTCTCGGACTTCATGCGGATCCTTTCCTGACGACGGTCGTCGTCGGCCTGGTGTGGCCGATGGTACAGGCGGCACTGGACCGCCCGTACTGGACGCCGGCACGCCGTAAGGTGCTGCTCGCCGTCGTCGCGGTCATCGTCTCGCTGGCCGTCTGGGTGTCCGGTACCTATCCGGCGACCTGGCGCCTGCTGATCGCTCAGGCGGGAGTGTTCCTGGGCATCGCCTGGTCGGCGTTCCAGGTGCTCTCGGCGATCCGGATTAACGGCGTGACCCTCATTGACTGGGTCGGAGCCGTGACGCCAGGCGGCGAGTCCGTCGAGGAGGTCCGCGCTGCAGCCGATTCTGTTCCTTCGACCCGGGTAGTTGACGGGGCCGAGCTGGCCAGCCGTGACTGAGCTGCTCGCAGACCCGAAGGTGACAGACGCACTCGCCGCGCTCGTCGTCGCGATCCTCGTCGCGATGACGGGCGTCGTCGCCCTGGTCGCAAGCCAGGTGCGCCGCTGGCTCGAAGCGAAATTCGCGCACGTCCTCGAGGGCGTCGAGGAGGCCCGCGCCGCCGCCCTCTCGGCGGACGCGCAGGTCTCGAACGACCACTCGACAAATATGAGGGAGGACTTGGACCGTGCGATCGAGACAGTACGCGCTGTCTCGGATCAGATCGGCGAGCTGACCGGACACGTCGGCACGCTCGCCGATCAACTGGGCCGGGTCGAAACGACGCTCAGCAACCACGGCAAGAGCCTCGAAGCCGTGGAGTCTCGCGTCGGCAGGATCGACGAACGAGGCGGTCGAATGGCCGAGGAGATCCACGATGAGCGCGTCGCTCGTGAGGCGGCGCAGCGGACAATCGATGAGCACTCGCACGACGCGCACGCGCGCCTGCACGAGCGACTCGACAAACTCGAAGAGAGGATGAACGAACAGTGACCACGACTATTTCGGGCACTGTCGGCAGGCTTGACGGCGCTCCCGAGCCGCAGGCCTACATCGTCGCTACGCTCGCGGGGACAGGTGAGAATCTCGCTGTCCTCGCGGGTGGGCCGGTGGCCCGGCAGGCCGACGTGCGAGGGCAGATCGTCCTCCCGCTTGATATCCGCGCGGAGACGCAGGTGCATCTGCGTCTCGCGATCCCGGGCCGTACGCTCCGAGAGGCGACCGTGACGCTGCGCCCATCGGTTGCTTACGATCTGGCGCAGATTTTCTCCGGCGCCGCGTCGCCGACCCCGTCTCCCGCGCCTGTCCCTGGTATGGGCGGTGTCGAGATCTCCGGCGACGGAGACACCCTCACCCTGGACGGAACGCTCTACGGCGACATATACGACACACTCTAGATCGGAGCCTGACCTATGGCAGCACGACCGACGCTCTACACGAAGCAGGGCACCGATAAGGCGATCGCGCGAGCGGTCGCACCGCTCGCAACAAAGTCGGAGCTCTCCGACTATGCGACGAAGTCAGAGGTAGCGACAGCCGCCGCAGGCGGCAGAGTCGATCTTACCGACTACGCGAAGAAGGCAGAGCTGCGGGGCCTCGCGACCCGCGAGGAACTGGGCAGCTACGCGACCACTCGCCAGGTCGCCGACCTCGCCTCCCGCGCAGACCTCACGGCCTACGCGACGAAGGATGAGATCGTCGGCGTCGCCAAGCGCTCCGACCTGACCGGCCTCGCGACAAAGTCGGAGCTCTCCGGCTATGCGACGAAGGGCGACGTCGCAGGCGTCGCGCACACCTCGGACCTGACCGGCCTTGCTACCAAGGCCGAGCTGCAGGCCGCGCTCACAGGCGTCGGCATCACTGTCGTCGCAAACGAGGCCGAAGCGCAGCGCCTGCCAGACGGCGCGCTGTACTTCCTCGCCGCAGCCGCGTCGCCCGCGCAGCCGCCGGCCCCGACGCCCGGCCCCGCGCCTGCCGCCGGCCCCGCCGTCGTTGCTCATGCATCGGGCTCCGTTGTCGGCCAGACCATCACAGTGAAGGTCGACGGCAAGGCAGGCGACAAGGTCATCCTGGGTATCAACGAGAAGGCTCAAGGCGGTCGCGCAACAGTGAGCCTCCCGCAGGGCTGGACGACCCTTGTCGATCCGTACTGGGTTGGAACGATGAGCGCGACCATCATTACCGGCCCCTGGGCACCAACGGTCACGATCACGATGTCTCAGAACGCGGAGATCGGATGGGCCGCAGCAACTGTACGCGGAGCCTCCCGCATCGAGGCCGGCACCGTGAAAAAGCGCCAGGCCGAGCCGGTCGAGACAAAGACCTGTACGGCGCCCGCGCTCGCGGGTGCTGGTCTCGCGCTCGGCTTCACTTTCGAGAGAACGAGTGCGGGCGAGTCGTCTGAGCAGGTGACGGTCTCGGAGGGCTGGGAGAAGCTGGAATTCGCAGCTCAGGAGGGTCTGAATTATCAGACTGTGACGCTCGCGAAGCGAACCGCAGCCGCTCCCGCCGACCTCATTGTCACATACCCGAACGTGCAGGGGTCGAACGGCATCGGCGTGCAGGTGGTCGCCCGTGGGTGAGCTGGTGATCTATCGGCGTCGTCGCAACGGAGGCGACGTGCCCGGGGTCGTGCGTCGTCGCCGACGCGATGGTGGGGATCTTCTCCTACGTCGACGTGAGGCGACGACCCCGGTCACGCCCGCCGCGACGGACGTCGTCGAGCAATTCCTGCGGCAGAGGGCCTTCTATATCGCCCACAGGATGAGCGGAACAGAATACCCGGAGTTCACGCAGCGGGGTCTTGATGCTTCGCTGCGCGCGGGCTTCAAGGCCCTGGAGATCTCCGTCCGGCTCTGCGCCCGGGGGCAGAACGGCGAGCCCGCAGAGTTCATCGCGATCCACGATTGGAAAACGACGAGGACCGTGCCGGGCACGGACTTACCGATCTGGTCTACACCCTGGAGCACACTGCGGACACTACAGCAGGGGACCGGCCCGTTTATGCGACTACGGGACATCGTCGATCAGATCCCCGATGACGTCGTACTGGCAATCGACCACAAGACGACGTCCTCTGAGGATCAACGGAACCCCGCTGACCTGCAGGCTGAGGAGCAGCTCTTCGAGTACCTGGACACCGCTTTCGGAGGGCATCCCGAGCGCCGCGTGATCTGGAAAGTTTTCGCCAAGGGCACGAGCGCGGCTCGCGCGAAAGCGCGCGGTTACCGCACTATGGCGATGCTGTACCCTGCCGAAGTCCCCGCGGCGCCCCTCGGCTCTTGGGACGTGATCGGTATGGAGTGGTCCGCGTCTGCCGACGTCTGGAACCGCATCAACGCAACCGGGAAGCCGACGATCGCGCATATCATCACGAACGAAGGTCAGGCGAGAACGGCGTTCGACAAGGGCGCATCAGGCCTTATGGCCTCGTTCCCGTCTCGCGTGCATCCGTAGCCGATACAGAAGGCCCCACCACCCAGAACGGGCGGTGGGGCCTTCTCTTATGCGGTGAAACGGGCTTACGTGAGGACATGTGAGTCCATACGCGCTGCCAGGGCCGCGTCGCGCTCGCGGGTCGCATGCTGATAACGCAGGGCGACATCGACGTCACTGTGCCCGCCCCTATGGAGTAGCTCGGCAAGGGTGGCGCCCTGCTGTGCGAAGATCGTGAGGCCAGTGTGCCGCAGATCGTGGAACTTGAACCAGGGGATGCCCGCGTCCTCGCGGGCGCGCTCCCAGGCTCCACGCAGGCTATTAGGATGCAGGGGCAGGCGCGGGGATCGCTCGGAGGATAGGAGCCAGGCCGTGCCCGCAGGCGCGACGTAGGACTCAAGGTGAGTGCGCAGCGCTGGGACCAGCGACGCGGGGATGACAACCTCGCGCACGCCGGCGGCACTTTTCGGCGGAAGCTCGACCGGCCCCTCCCCTGCCAGGTACTGCACCTGCCGCTCGATCCGGAGAGTCGCAGGAGTGGAATCGAGATCGAAGTCCCGCCGCTGCAGGCCGGTCAGCTCGCCGAGCCTCGTCTGACACCATGCAGCGAGGAGGACGGCGATGCGCAGCCGCGCGGGCATAGCGTCGGCGGCGGCTCGGACCTCCTCGGGGGTCGCAACCTGCCGCTCACGCTCGCGCACGGGCCTGTGCTTCTGACCCCCGGGAACCTTGCACGGGCTCGCCGCGATGACGCCGGCCTTCACCGCGGCGTTCATGCATACAGATAGGGTCATGTAGATAGGGCGCACGACGCCCGGCCCTTTCGCGTCCCAGATCCGCTGGTACCAAGCGTCGACATCCTCGACACTGATCGCCCCGAGCGGCTTCGCTCCAAAGACCGGGACGAGCTGCCTCATCCGATAGGTATGCGTCTCGATGGTCTTAGGGGTGCGGCCCAGTCGCTCGAGCGACGCGAGCCACCTCTCCGACCACGCCGCGAAAGTGATCGCCGCGCGCTCGGCGGCGACCTCCTGCGCGCGATCGCGCTCGCGGCTCTCCTTCGGACTGACCCAGGTGCCCTCGCTAATCTCGGCCTCGACGTGTGCGAGGAAAGCACTCGCGTCGACCTTGCGAACGAATGAGCGCCCGGCGGTGTACTTGCCGCCGTCGGGGCCTGTGTACCGGACCTCGAAGCGCCCGCTGCGGGCTTTCCGGATCGAGCCGAAGGCCCTCCGTCCGCTCATGCCTGCCTCCTAGATCGGGAAGTGGCGCAGCATCTTTTTCCACTGTCTGCGCCACACCTGCGCCACTAGCAATGCTACATCGTGATGCATCCTGATACATGGGAGAGAGTGGAACGAGGGGGCGAAAAGCGCGCGAGGGCAACGAAAACCCCGGAATCTCAACGAGACTCCGGGGTGTGTGTGGAGATGGGGGGAATCGAACCCCCGTCCAGTGGCCGGCCCCGAATTCTTCTC